AGTGCATCAATATGCCACTCATGAGGCAGATCTACCACCAGGACCTGGCTATCAGGGGACCGTTGAGCCTTTTGATTCAAATCGAACTTGTTTTCCATCAATCGTTAATGTTTTCTCCATGCTTTACCTCCTACAAAGTAGTTACTGATACGGTATTACTTGCATCAGATTCCACTTTATATATGTCATCGCTAAACGCTGTTACGTAAAATTCGTATGTGGTTGCAGTAGTTAATCCTGTTGCTTGATAACTGTTAGTGGTTACCTCTGCAATCTCTGCTCCATCTTGATAAATTATATATCCACCAGCTTGGCTAACAGCATCCCACGCTAAATCTACCGTTGTTGCTGTTTCGTTGGATGCTGTTAGGTTGGTGGGAGCATTAGGGAGTAGGTTGATATACTGCGCTGTACCAAGCATCATAAACAGTTGATTCCGTCGTGCCAGAAGTGGAAGCCTTGACTAATCTATCACTTTGTCTAGGTGATGCAATAAATGTTAATTCTTGTGTAGTCGGCTCTACTGTATCTGTTTTAGTTGATCCGCCTACTGTTGGTCTGGATGCAGAACAGTTATACAATACGTGACGTGTTGCTTTTTGATCCCCGTCAAATTCAAACATGAAAGCGAAATCAGTAGGCTTCGCATCTTGCTTTTCGAGCAATACACTGTCTGTCGTTTCTAATTCTTCTCCTAAGATGTCTTGTCTGAATTGATCTGTTAATCTAGCAATAGTCAATGTACCGTTGTACCCTTGGTTATTGGATGCAGTATAATACAGCATATCATCTGCATAAAATTCCGTTGGATCTCCACGACCTTCAAGAGATAACTCAACAGAACCCGGCAATGCTACTGGTGTACCATATGTGATGTTTCCCGTTTCATCAATCGTAATTGGTGCATAATGCGCATTTTTAAGACCAAAAATTACTTTATTTTCTGCCATCTTATATCACTCCTATAGAATAAATTCGTTGAAAAAGCCTTTCCGAATCGATGTATACTTCATCCTCGACTTGGAAAGGCAATTCATTATCGTTTAAAGCTGTTTCTAAGGATTGCTCTGCTGCAATATCTTTCTTATCCGTATATAACTCCACTGTTGGGTATCTCACTTGATGATAGACTTTATTATCGGCTAATAGGTGATTGCTCTCGTCGTCTAAATAAACAATGAATGGTGGAGATGGTGCAGGTGTTTGATCAGTGCTAACAAAATGACTATGAGCGACAGGGAGATTGCTTTGTTTTAATACATTAATAAAATCTAGTAATGTCATCCTCTGATCGCCCTTTCTACTCGATTCTCGAATTCTTTTATAACATCCTGCTCCACTGGTTCAATGTGAGGTTGACCACTCACACGACCACCACCACGCTTAGCATGGCCTTTCTCGAGCAAGTGAGTTAACTGTGGTTTCTTAGCATTGTGAATTACCCATGCATTACCGACTTTTTTCGCTCTCCATCCTTTAGCGTAATCTCCCGTATCTTTTGGACTGGTTCGCTTTAATGTTTTTGCACCTTCCTTTGATACTTCTTTTTTCGCTTCTTCTAATTCTTCTGTGACTTCTGCGGTATATTCTGATAATGCATTAGCAATTTCTTTTTGTAGGTCTATCATGATCCCACATCCTTTTCGCAAACGAGTTGAATCTTTTCCCCTCGCTCGTCTACATCCATCACGTTATACACGATATTTTCGTGTTTTAAGGATGTCTCGTTTTGGTATTCAAAAGAGTATATCTCAAATCGTTTAGAAGGCTTTAATCCTTGCTGTCCTGCATCGTATCGTTCAGATGTCGTTACACGCATTTTATTGGCGTATACCTTTCGTTCTACGTCTATAACAATAGGATTTCCATAGTCATCATACTCCACTGATTGCGACAATAAATAAATCACATCGTTATGTCTCATCGATAGGACTCCTATAATCGCCATATAAGCTAAGGTGTTGCTTTAACATGACATAGGCATCATAAAATCGTGGAGCTTCATTATTATCATACCCAAAGTTAGCCTTGGCATAAGTTTTAATCGCACGCTTAATAATGGCATCTGGATTCTCGATATTTACAAGTGTTTCATTCACTCCTGCTTGTACAAGATCGATCTTAGCTGATTCGATTAGTTCTTCTACTTCGCCGATAATTTCTGTATCGTTGGTGGTAATCCTAAGTGCCGCTTTCACTTCTTCTAATAGTGCCATGATCACTCACCATCCAATTCAGATTGAGCCTTCTTCGCTTCATCTTTACCCTTTACTCTTTCGCCATTAGATAACTCGTAATATGGCCCACCTACATGTTTAGGAAAATCCTCTTTAGGTGGTTGCTTGCTCTTTTCTGTGAGAAATCCTTTGCTAATAAGAAAATCAATCCTACCCTCGTCAGAATGAGAATAGGAATGGTTTTTTTTATAGAAATCGTTCGTTTCGTTGCAATGAAAATCTCTAATTACTTTTGCTTTCATGAATGATCATCCTTTCCTTATACGTTAGGTGCATTCTGGATTAGAGCAAAAGCCTTCTCGTCAAGTACATCTCCATCTACTACTGCATAAGCTGCATAATCAGTGGTACGTGCTTTTACATGTTGTTCAGATGCTACGCTAACCGGCTCATTTGTGTTGAACACAAGGCCACGATTTGCATTGCCGATAATGATAGAACCATCGGAAACTCCTGCATCTGGTTTAACTACTAAACCGAACATACGACCAACACCACCACTTGTTACATCTGGGATAAACAATGGACGACCATCATTATCCATTAGGTTAGCAAGTTGGCTCCAAATCGTATTGTTGTTAGCATAAATGGCTGATCCACTTAGATAAGAGGAATGAACAAGCGCCATCGCTTGAGTTAAGTGTTGGTAAGTTAATGGTTCTGGTGTAGTTGCTTCTGGATCATAAGTAACTACTTGTGGTGTACCAGATTCAGCAAGTAATGCTGTTTCTACTCCTCTAGGCTGTCCTGTTCCTGTACCTTGTGCAGCTGCAACACCTAATGCAACCCCCATACGGTCACCAAGTTCTTGGATGATGAAAGAAATAAATTCTTCCACTGCCATTGCTTGTAGTTTCCAAGTAACCGTAACGGATTTAGCCAATTCATGACCATCAAGAGTAAGTTCACCAAATGTATTTTGCTCATCCTCTGTTGGTGTACCTTCTGTATACCAAGCTGCATCCCCTGCATCGATAGATTCATGTTTCTTGATCGTGAATTTACCACGTACATTGTATTTACGTGCATCTGCGAATAATGGATAGCTTTCTTCTGCTCTTTTCCAAATGCCTGCTGCAACTGTTTCTGGAATAAGAATTTCTGTATTAGAAGTATCGTGCGTATAAGCATTTTGGAAATCTGGATTAAATGTGTTAAATACTTGTTGCTCGTCCTTATCTAATTGGTGCCCCATCATCTTTTTAGCCCATGCATTTTCATAAGCCTTATTTTTATCTACTGGTTGATTGTTTGGTGTGAAATCCAATTCTTTTGCCCCCTTAACATCTTCTGATTTATTTTCAAAATCGATGGCAGTATCTTTTTCTTTTAATGCGTTTAGATTCGCATTAGCGACCTTCGCTTTTTCAAAACGATTATCTAAATCCTCTATTTCTTTCATTTTTGCGTTCGCATCTTCTGCCTTACCTTCTTCGATTAATCCTTGGACCTCATTCAATAACTCATCACGTTGCTTTTTATAGTTTTCGAATTTCATTCTTTAACCTCTCCTTTAAGTTTTAATAGATTAAATTTAGCCATTAAAATAGCCGATTGTTTCTCGTCTTTAGGAGATTCAATCGGTTTTATAAATTGATCTTGCATATTTCTTATTTTGTTTAATACTTGCTGTGGGATCATAGGTGATTTACTAGCATTTGCGACTAATTGATTACTTTCAAACATGACCTCATCAGCAAATCCCTTTGCTTTCGCTTGCTCCGCATTCAGCCATGTTTCTTCATCCATCATCGCAAGCAGTTCGTTTTCCTCTAAGCCTGTTTTATTTCGATAGGATGCTGCAATCGATTTATTCATGTTTTCTAAGACATCTGCGCTATGCTGCATGTCTCTATAATCCCCTTGTGCCATCGACCATACATTATGAATCATTATTTGCGCTGTAGGTGACATTTTTACATCATCCCCAGCCATCGCAATAACAGATCCCATACTTGCAGCAATACCGACAATTTTAGTGGTTACATTACCGCTGTATTCTTTCAATACTGTATAAATCTCTGATCCTGCGAATACATCACCACCAGGAGAATTAATGGTTACCTCCAATTCTTCTCCATTCGCATTGTCAATACCCTCTAATACATGGTTAGGGCTTGTGTGATCTACATCGAATAAATCATAAATCCAAGCATCATCGTTAGATACGATAACCCCTTTTACGTTGATCTTAGCCAATTTTTATCACCCCCTTTACTCTGATGTCGGTCTAGTATCTAGTCTACGTATCATTTCATCTCCACCTTCAACTGGTTCACGACCAAGCACCTCACGCACCTCATTAGGTGACATAATTCCCCGATCCACATAATCCACTAATCTAAGTTTAGTTTCCATACTAGCGAATGATAGGTTGGAAGATTCAAAGATGATTTTGTTTCCGAATCCTCTTTCCCTTCTCGAAAACAATTTTCGACTAAATTCATTAGACATTTGGATAATATCTGGCTCTATTGCATTTTCGTAATAAGAAATCCATTGATCTTCTGAATAACTACTTTGAATAATCTCGTTGTTCGTATTGAAGAATGAATAAATACGCTGTACGGTCTTATCCATTTGCTTGTCATTAGGAACATAGTCTTTGGGTTCGACTTGGATAGCATCTGCTTTCGCATCGGTTGCAGCTACCCCTAACGTATCGCTTTCCGTATTCAAATAATCATCAATAAACCGTTTGACTTCTTTCTTCTGATCTTCTGGCCTTAAAGTTTGTGTGAATTTTAGCAACCAACGTATTATACCGCTGTTTCTAATAGCTTTAACTATCCCTTGATCAGTAGTATTCACCACTTCCATTAGGTTGGTAAGTGCTTCTCCTGGGGATGTACCAAATAAATCATCTTCATTGAAATCTTTTCTAAGATGAATAATGTCAGAATACTTAAAGGTTACGGTTGTGCCATTGGACAGCGTAAATCGTAAGAATAAACGGTTTCTATCATCTTGGATAGCCTGTACCCCTGCGGAGGATATAGGATATATCTCTGTCGGTATACCGTTCTCATCACGATTAATAAAAGCAAAGGCATTGTTATTCAATTCTAGTTGTGTAGCGAGCTTTTCTTGTAGTTGTTGGCCACTCATATAAATATTTGGTTCTTCTAATAAAAAACGCATATACACATCAGGGTTAACATTTGTTCCTTCTACCCCTTTGCGAATATGCTTTGCTACTGCCTTACCAATGGCTCTTGCTTTTGGTCTTATGGCTGATCTAACAATATCGGATTGATATAACTTACCATTCCATGCATAAAATCCATAACCTTTGTCTGTGATCATTTTATACTCGGTTGTGACGACTTTATTATTTTTTTTAAATCGATCTAGTAATCCAATCAGAATCACCCCCTTTAGATTCCCATCACTTTAAGTAGCGATGATTCCTGCGGTTCTTAATTTAGCTAACAATGCATTAAAATCCGCAACCAACCCTGCTATATCGGCAGCTGTACTATCTGCTTGTGCTGCAGCTTGAGTTGCTGTTAGTTTTTCGCTTAAAGATGTAGAAAGATTAGTTATATCTGAAATAGCGTGTGTGTGCGCTGTTGGAGTGAATTCTGTTGGTTTATTTTGGACATCATCCCATGTTACGCTAGTAGACCCTCCGGCACTTTGTAGAAGTTCTGTAAAACTATATACATTTCCATCTTCTCCGATAATTTCATCGCCTTGTGCTGCGAAAAACTGAATGTCTAATTTAGCCATCCTTTTTGGTGTTCCTCCACCTAAAATATCTACTATATTTCTAGTTGTTCCATCACTTTGAAGTATTCTCCCACTTCTTGGACTGTAGGACATGGTTATCACCTCATTAAATTAGATTAGAATATTCATCCCACTTATCATTAAGCGCTATATAACCACACGCCAAAGAAACAACACCATCAATTCTTTTTCTTGCGTCCATTCCTTTGACGAGTTGAATATTACCGTTTATATCTGCCTTTATTTCAGCATTAGACAGATTCCACATATCGATAGGATTTCCATTATGGACAATTCTGTCCGCCCCTAAATCTGCTCGCAAATCTTTTAGAGGTTGGCTCATGGTAGCAGGTCCTTGTCTGATAGGAATCATGCTATTAGGGCCAAATTCAGCCTTAAACTCACGTAATAAGCTGTCATCTATATGCCATGGATCATATCCGATATAAATAATATACAGATCATGTTCATCTCTTAATTCTTTAAACCAATCAAGGAATACTTTCTTATCCACTTTGTTACCCGGATAGGTTCTAAGTAATCCTTGTCTTTCCCACAACAAATAAGGAACGTTGTCACGTTCCCTGCGGTTTCCGTCTTGTGTCATTTGGTTTAATACATCTTCCGGCATCCAATACATAGATTTTAAATAAATACGATCATCATTAGGACGCATACACAATGCTTTAGCACTATTTAAGTCAACAGAATCAGCAGCATCAAAACCACCAATCCCATAACGAAATCCCATCTTATCAAACTCGAATCTTTCTTTATTTTCAATCTCATTCCAATTAAGCCATGCTGATGCACTGTTTTCTTTCATATTGAAGTCTTTCACCATTACAGTAGGCTTAAATGATGGATCGTCTTTCGCCTTTTCAACCATTTGTCTTAGGTAATCTCTACTTTTTACAGTATCAATACAAGGATTTGCTTTAATCCACATTTCTTCTTGATCCCATTCATCACGAGAATCTAATTCATAAATGAACGGTAAGAATCGATTATTCTTTTCCTTCAACCGACCATATAACAAATCAGTTGCATATTGATACTGTGAATCAAATATACCTTCACGAACAAAACCATTCGTAGTAATAGTAAAAAGCAATGGTTGCTGTCTTGCTCCCATTGCTTGTTTGACTAAATCATATATATCACGATTTTTAATCGCTGCTAACTCATCTATTGTAGCGCCATGCACATCCAAACCATCTAAGCTGTTTGTATTACTTGCCAATGCTCGTATAAAACCAAAATTAAGCGCACAATACAAATCACTAGATCTCTTTTTTATATGTTTACTCAAAAGTGGTGATTGTTGGATCATCTTATGTGCTGCATTAAAACCTAACTTTGCTTGTTCTAACATGGTGGCCACGTTATATATTTGTGGTGATCCTTCATTGTCGTTAATCAACAAATCAACTTCAACCGCTGCTGTTTCGGTTGTTTTTCCGTTTTTACGACCTTCAATAATTAAGACTTCGTTATATTGCCTTAAATTATCATCATCCACAAAACCAAAGGTAGCTTGCAACCTAGCTTTTTGAGGCAATTCTAATTTTAAAGGCTGTCCGATTTTTCCTGTTGGCAGTTTACAAAATTTCTCTATAAAATCAGTATGTTTACTGGCTATTTCATGATCATAATGAAATTCACCAGGATTAGCGTAATTTTCTAGTAACATATTAGAAACACGTTTCATTTTATCGCAAGCAACGATTTTTCCATCTAATATGCTAGTGAAATATTCCTCAAATTCAATCATTTTTTACCACCGGCGATAAATTGCAGTAATTCATCACCTTTATTATTATTTCCGCCTTTAGGGAGTAAATCGCTTAACTGTTTCATGATTTGAGAATATTGTTTAGACCAACTGGTATACAATTCTGATTCTGGGCTCTTTTTTGTACCCCATTGATTGGCTCCGTTTTGATATTCGATAACTACTCCTTCTCTATCCATCGTTTCCATCAATTCATCGAGAGAAACAGCTAACCATGCAGCATTATACAGCAGTTTTTGATTTAGTTTCTTTACATCTTCGTCTAAGTCTTTGAAAGTCCTTTTAATTTTGTTTAACTCTTTTTGGACCAATTTATCTTTTTCTAAATCTTCCTTTTTCATCGAATTTCACCCCTTTTTACCACACCCCTCACATGTGTGTCACGCATAAAAATTAAAC